TACGTATAACCTAGAATAGTCTTTAACGAAGCACTACTATAATGATGAAGTACTGCTATCTTTTCTGCTTTCTTCTTAGCATTGTGGACCTCTTTAAAAATCTCATAAAATGTTTTATTCATTCAAAACTCTCCAATCACATCCATCAAGTTCTTTAATTTGTTCTTGATGAAATAGTTCAATAGTCCTCTACGTTCAGGGACTTTATAATTCTCAAACTGGTTGATAATCTCAGAAGATATCTTATTAGGAATCATTTCTAAATCAACCAATTGCTCATTCCTTTTGAAATTGCGCATCATATTATCATCACAAAACTCAGCAGGTTCTTGTTTCAACCAAACTTCAACTTTCTTCTTAGCAATAGCAGTCTGCCTAGTCTTACTAATAATAGCACTATCATCAGATAAGAAGTTAGGGATACCGTCACCTCTATCACCACGAATGATATGCTCCATTAGGAAGTCTTTAGGGTTGTCAATACGCAACCACTTCTTAGTAATAGGACTATATTGGTCAACGTTAGCAAACTTCTGTAACTGACCAAAGTCTTTATCACTTGATAAGATTAAGTTTCTTTCAGTAGATTCATTATTTAGTACTGTTCCAAAATGCTTTGAAAGGACTCCGATGATGTCATCTGCTTCTGCTTTCTCTACACCAAGGACTTTGTACGGAAACGTTTCAGCAATTTCGTCACGAATCTTATTAAGTACACCATACACTTGACTCCAATCTACTGGACTCTTATCACGACTTTCCTTACGATGTGCCTTATAGTATGGAAAGATATCTCTACGCCAATAACTTCTATCATCAACACAGATAACTAACTCACCATACTTCTTACCATATGAGTTCTTAGTCATCCTTAAACTGTTTAGAATCATATGACGCATCATACCTTCATCGACAGTTGTTTCGTGCTTGCCTAGATGCACCATTGTGTTTGATATCATCACCTGACTGAAGTCTACGAATATCATTAGAACTTACCTCGTTGATTGTCATCCATTTCTCTAGTCCAAACTTCACCGATATCTGGATATGCTACACCAATAGTTCTCTTAACGAACCCATCCTCATCATACGCCATAGCAAGACACTGTTGAACAACTGGTTTATCTTCATCTGCACCAAAGAACATAGCAACGTAGTCGCCATTCTCTAGATAATATTGTAACTGACGAATATAACCTTGAATGTTATTCATCCTAGACAATGCTTTATTATCACCCTTACGATGATTATAACGTTCAGTCTTTAATAACTCACGTTGATGTTTAATCCAACCTTTAACACTCTTCATTGAGAGTTGGTCAGAATCATCAAGTGCTAACACGTTCGGATGAATATTTTTATATTGTGGTGGATTCTTTAAGGCACGTGCCTTTGCTAATCTATCACCTGCTTCTTGCTTTTGTTCTTCAGTCATTTTCCTACCCATCTTTTGACTCCTTTATAATTGCATTCAACTGTCTGTATAACTTATTGTATTTGAATTCCCAAGACTCTGAAATTCTTCTTTCGGCACGATACATCTCCTCGTAGTTCGGTTTCTTCTCGAATTTTGATTTGATTTTTTCTTTTACGTTTGCCCAACTGCTCATAGTTTCTCCTTCAAGTTATATTATACTCTTAATTGTGATGAAAGTAAAGTTTATCGTCTAATTCCTTGTAGCATATCAGTCCACTCTGCTGCACGTAGATCCCAATTATAGAAATTATCTACCCAGTTTTTCTGGAACATTAATTTCTTTTGTAGATTTGGATCGCGATGTTCAATGACTGATTGATATAATTGATTGGCGAATACGTTTGCGTGTTCATTCATATCTTCATTGAACTGATACATACGAGCAAAGTTGCCAGTAGTTTCTGGAAGTGCTGCGAAGTTAGGACATACTACTTCACAACCTGCACTCATTGCTTCAATAGCAGAGATACAACTTGTTTCTGGCCATACACTAGGGTATGCATAGATATGTGCTTCTTGTAATGCACTACGAACAACGTCATTAGATTGATAACCGTGATACGTCATTTGTGGGTGTTGTCTAATTTCCTCAAACATTTCTTCATATGGTTTATCTCTTTCTTTCCAACCATATGCTTCGAACGATGAGAACACATCTAGATGAATTTTATCACCGAATTCTTTAGCAATTGCATTAACTGCTGCAACAACAAGATTCAATCCACGATGTGGAGTAGTGTGATAGATGATGCGAATAACATCTTTATCCTTTTCTTTATACTCGATTGGGTCAATAGCATTTCTTAGTATAGTTGCATTAGCATAAGGAACACCCAATGCCATATTATACGTTGCTAGTTGATAATTAGACACAAATACAAGTTTAGCAAACCTATCTCTGCTCTCTTGTTCTTTAAGATGTTGTACTTCCGGATCGTCCCAAGTATCGTGTAACCATAACACGTTAGGTTTATCCTTATCAGTCCAACTTACTCTTGACTTGATAATATAAAACTCATCAAGTAAATCATTATCTACTCTTTCGTATAATGCTTTATTCATTAACTCAGTTCCACCCATAGCACCATCATACGTGCCATCTTTACTTGGACCAAGTTCTACTGTTTCAGTATCATCAATAATATTTAATGCCATATTATGCTACTTCGAATGACTTAACGGTGTTGAGTTTGAATGATCTCCAACCTTTCTTCTCTAAATCCCATACAGTTATTAGTTCTGGATGAGGATTTGTTTCATATTCAACTGAGTCGTCATCTACAACGTTAGCACGTTTTGGTAAGAACTTCTCAAGCAACGTACATTCCATAGTGCGTTCAGTTCCGTCTTTCTTTTCAAACACAACTGTTGCTGTAAATGACCTCAACAAATCTGACATCGCATTCTTTTCAAATTTGCATCTACCTTCGTCTACTCGTTCTTTACGAATTTGTAATGTGCCTTTCAATTCTTTTATATTAGGTGTTTCACCTTCATACTCTTCAATACAACCACAACAAATCTTATGAGGACCATCCCCTTCTTTCAATTGTTCTTGTAACTCGCAAGTCCTACTACCACAAAATTCGTAGCAACCTTTTTCTTCATTAAATTTGTAATTCTTTTTCATCATATTCCTCGTATTGCATTATATTATATTATACCCCTATTTAGACAAGAAGTAAAGTTTAAATACAAAAACCTTGTTCACGTAATCGTTTCTTCCAAGGTCCACCTTTCTTCTGTTCAGAGTATTGTTTAAATACTATACTAGCAGTTTCCCTATCATTAATAAGAGTTAGTGCTTCGATGATTTTTAAAATTTGTTTTTCTTTTAAGCAGTGTATATTCATAATATTTTAATTCCTAGAGCATAATTTTCTGCAGCATCCTCAACATATCTTAATGACTTGTCAGGAAACTTTTCTGAATCAAAAATTTGACCATCCTCAGCAAAGTAAATAATGAAGTATTCTTTCGTTTTTGGGTTCTGTCTTACTTGAGCAGAACCATCATTTGGTTTATAGTATTCTGATATCAACATTACATCCCACCCATCAAATATTTTATGATTGCATCGTGGATATCTGGGTCTCCCCAAAACATAATAGTCAATACCATTATCATTACGAAAAACATACTCGCTCCAGTGTCTTCTACTTTATCTTTCATAAAATCCTTTCTCCTTTCCATAGTTTCTTAAAAAATCGTTGTGGTCGTCACTATTACGTTTTTCATTAGCATTAGTTTTAACCTTACCGCATAGAGATTCATATCTACCTTTGATGATAGTCAATTCAGTTTCCAAATCAATGATCCTCATTTCAAGTTCACCAACCTCTAACTTATGTTTTGTTTCTAACTCATCAAAATGTTGTCCTAAAGCTCCCATACCTTTCTCCTATATAATATCTGCTTGTGTTTTATCAAGTCTAAGTTCTACAAAGATTGGTAAGAACAATGACTTCGTATTCTTATTCTTATCTTGTATAACTTCGTTGTACTTAACCGTTATAATCTTCCCTACGATATCTTCGGGTAGCATTTTTCTGTCTTCATCATTGAAACCTGACCCAACACCAACCTCGACACCACCATCAGCAGTAATACAAGTGACGCTTCCCATCAGACCAGCAATCTTACCAGTTCCGAAATTCCACCCAGTTACTAATAGGTCTGCTTCAAGTTCTACTTTCATTTTGACTTGGTGCTTACTACGTTTATCTTCCCAGATTGAATCAGTGTTCTTAACGATTACACCCTCTTGATCATCTGCTAATGCTTCTTGGAATATCATTCTAACCATATCCATATCATTAGCATAGAAGTCATCAACTATATCTATTTTATCATCACGGTCAATAAGGTATAATGACCTCATTCTTTCATCATATGGGATGTCACATTTACCTGTTTTAAAGTCTTCAAGTGGAATAAGATCCCAAGCAGTCATACGTACACGTGATGCTTCTTCTTTACTTATAGTTCCCTTAACTGCTTTGTTTAGAATTCCATTGCCAGTTTTCCTGTCAAGAATAGCACCATCGGCATCTAGGACGACTAACTCACCATCAATAACAGCATTGACGATATTAAAGGTTTCATCAAACAGTCCGTGTAGGTCAATCTGTTTACCATTACGACTTCTCGCTTCAATCTTACCGTTGCCATCAATAATGATATTCGCACGCATGCCATCCATTTTAGTCTGAACAATAGCAGGGAATTTGATGTTCTTAAAGTTCTTCTCATTCATAGAAGATGCTAACATACAAGGATACGTTTCAATAAATCCTTTACCAAATACTTTATTTACAGTTGATTTATGAATACCACACTTCAAGTCTTTAGCAATGATACGTTCAACAACCTCAGCATCATTTGCTGGAATATACTTTAGGATATTAGTCAGGTGTTTGATACCAGCATTACCAGTAACCGTTCTTGATGATAAAACTTTTAACTTTTCTAATGCCCAATCAAGTGTAAATAAATTACAATCATTTACCGTTTCATACTCAGGGATCTTCCTAATATGATATTGTGTATATGGGTCAAGTGCTGCAATGATAACGTTCTTAAACAATTCATTATCCTTGTTCTTCTCGACTACATCAATTTTGAATAGTCTACCATTATCACTGGCACATTCGTTTAATATACTTAAACAGTCCATTCTGTAAATGCCTTTGGGTTTGTAAATTTATAAGTTTCACCTAAGCAAGCTGCATTAATGTGAGTTGTGACTTCACCGTAACCATCAAGCACACCTTGACCAGTATGAATATGCCCACAGATATGTACCTTCGGGTTATTGGCATCAATCCAATTGTGCAATCCCTTAGAACCAAGTCTAGCACTTAAATTACCAGTTGGCATTAGAAATTGGTCAAGAAAACCATAGGCAGGTCCGTGTGTAATTAACACATCAGTATCTGTTGGAATCTTTCTCCAAATTTCTGTATCTTCATAATCATTATGTAATTGAAATGCCCAACCACAAAATGCAGGTGTCCAAGGCGAACCATAAAAGTTAATGCCATCGATGGTACAACCTTCATCTTGTAGATAAGTTATTTTAGGAAACCCGTCTAAAATACTCTTTGCTAATTCTGGTTCAATTTCTAGTATTCTGTCATGGTTTCCAGCAATTAATATTTTATGCGTATAGTCTTGACCATTCATCCACTGTAAGAACTCTTCAAATTCTCTAACGGAATGTCCAGACGACATAAAATCACCAGCGTGAATTAACGTCTCACCACCTGGAAGATTTAGTTCTCTATGCTTAGTGTGTGTATCACTTATAATATGTAGTTTCATAATACCTGCCTGTGTCCACATTCGTTACATTCATAATCATATTGAAGTGGGTTGGTTGCGTATGCTTTACCATTGTCAAGCAACACCATAGTACCACTCTCACAACTGTCACAAATCAAACGTGCTTCATTCTCTTCTCTAATCTTATCGAACAATTCAATCACGTCTTGTGGTGGTTCATTCTTTTCTATAATTGTATCAAGTTTCTTATCCAGTTTTTCCATCATTCTCATCAATTCGTCTAAACTGTCACTGACATTCTTCATTTGTTTCCCATTCCACATTTATATTTTTCATTACGTTCTTCATTATTCCACATAGTTTCAAGTTCTTTATCTTGATACTCATCAACCTTTTCAATCAAGTTAATACGTTTCTCTAAGAACTGAATTTTATTATACATGTCCTGATTAAGTGGAATCATTGCTTCAACAAGATCTGTTAGCATCTTAACACGATCGTCCAATTCTTCAATCACTTTAACTTCTAAATTATTATATACTGTAAAATCACTCATAACTATATTATACCCTATTTCACTCAGAAAGTAAAGTTTCTAAGTAACTTGCTATGTCATCTTCATGCCCAGCAGTCATTGGTGCCATTACATTCATTGTAGGGTCTACTCTAGTTCCTGATTGAAAGTCTTTCAACTGTTTGATTATGTATGCTGAATCTAGTCCTGCTAAGTTTGGATATTGTGGAGCAATACCTATACCAGCATTACCGTGACAACTATTACAACCAAATCCTTCAAACTTCATCTTACCCTTTTCTACATCACCTGCATTTGCATTAAGTGCTAATGCTAAAAATAAAATTGTCAACTTTTTCATCTTCTTTCTCCTATTTAAAAATTATTATATATTCCAATTATTGTGCTCATCAAGAACGCAAACTGTACCATCAGAAATGGTTTCAATTCTTTATCATATCCCATCTTTATGAATGCTAAATTTGTCACTAGGAAGAAAAAGAATCCTATCGGATTACCAAATGATATTAAAAATGCACCAACCAATCCAAATGATGACCCAATCAACTCAGCATCTATTCTCATGTCCAGAGTGAATTCCTAATCTTCATCAATCTAATTAACATTTGTTCATCTTCCTTTAAGTTACGATTTTCAATCTTGGTTGATTTGTTCAACCACTTCTTCTGCAACTTCTTTAACTCTTTAGTATCTAAGTCATCTCTAAAGAAGTTATCAGCATCATCACCATAAATCTCTTTCTTTAAAGTATGATACGCTTCCCAT